TGGCGGACTCCGACGACCAGCGCCTGCCAGTCGCCGGTGATGAAGTCGGCACCTTCGCCGACGCCGGTCCAGGTGATCGGCGCGCCCCACAGTGAGTCGACCTGCCGGTCGTTGATACTGGTCTGGCCGAGCAGCAGCGCGCCGGTGTTGTCCCGTACCCCGCGGAACACACCCTTGATGCGCAGGTCGGCGGCGTGTCCGGTGACCGGGATGCCCTGGTCCTCGACGGCCATCATCGCGTTGTTGACGGTGTCCAGCGCGTCGACGCCGGGCGGGGCGGCGAGTGCGCCGGACAGGATGCCGCCGGTCGGGTAGCTGTCCGGGGCGTCGGTGCCATCCATCACGGCCTCGTCGACGGCTTCGCCGATGGCTTCGCCGAGTTGCGGCTGCAGCCACTGCCACAGGTTGATCGACGCGTCGTCGAGATAGGAGTCGGGCACCGAGACGACGGCGGCGACCTCTTCGGCGGTGATCGGGACGTTCTTCAGCTCGGCGTCGGTGTAGGGCTTGCGGCCGCCACGGACGGACACGAACGCGGCCTTGGGGCGGCGTCCGGCGACGACGAGTTGGCTGATGCCGGTGGGGATGGGTACCCGGCGGCCGAGGGTGAGCACCGCCGAGGTACGGGTCGCGCCGCTGATGATGCCCGGCACGAACTGGGTGGGGATTTGGCCCGAGGCGCTGATAGGCCCTGGCATGGCGAACCTCCGAGAGTGGGAACCGGTGTGGTCGCCACTCGCCGGAGGTAGGCATCGCGCCCGCCGCCGCCGAGCCGTAGCGTCGCGCTACTGGCCCAGCATCGCTGCTGGTCTCCCCCCGAGACATCGCGTCGCCGGGGATCGCCGTGAGTGTAAACCCGGACTAGCGGTGGATCACAGAACGCAGCCAGTCCGAGTCGGCGGGCTGCCCGCCGCCCTGCACACCCTGCGGCAGCCACGGCGGCCGGCCGTCGCCATTCGAGGCGGGAGGTCCGGCCTTGGCAAGCCGCTCGACCGCAGCGGCGATCAGCGTCTCGTCGGGCTGCCCCTTGTCATCGAGCAGCTTCTTGAGGTCCATCGTCTCCAGGTGCGCAGTCGGGTCGGCCAGCTTGCCCGCAGCGACGGCAGCGAACCGGGCGGCGGCTAATCGCTCGCCGTACTCGACGGCAGCGGCGGCGCGGCCGCGGGCCTCGGCGTCGGCGACGGCCCGCTCCTGTTCGCTCATGTGCTGCCGCTGCAACTCGGCCAGCCGGTTCTCGGCAGCCTCTCGGGCCTTGCGCTCGTCGGCTATTGCCTTGCGGCCGGCGTCACCTAGCGGCGGCTGCCCGTCGCCCGGCTGGCCGGTGGGCTGCTGCCCCGGCTCGGGCGGTGCGGGCGGCTCGGGCGGTTGCGGCGCGGGCGGCTGCCCGGTCGGTGGGCTGGGCGGACTCGGCGGGGCCGGGGTACCCGGGTCGGGTGCTTGAGTCATGCGCTGGTCCTTTCAGGTAGCGCGGCGGGCGCGTTGACGGGCCCGCCGCGAGTAGACACGCAGGGACGGCTCCGGCTCCGGGTCACAAGCGCAATGGGTATGGGCATCGAAGCCGGCCCGGGCCTCGATGTAGCCACGATCGGCGATGAACTTGCACCACTCGCACGCGTCGGGGCGGGTGATCCGGCGGTACCGGCCGGTGAACCGGTCGTCATCGACGGTGGCACGCATGACGGTCGTGTTGGCCGCCCTCGACGGTTCGGACGCAGCGACCCGGTTGAGCCAGGCCAGCGCCGACTGACTGGCCAACTCGCTGGCCCAACCAGCATTCAGCCGGGCCAGGTAGACGGCCGGGGCCATCTCGGTCAGCTCGGACACGGTGCCGCCCGCAGCCGACGTGCCGATCAGCCCGGACGGGATGGCGAACGGGGTGACCGTGAGCAGCGGCTGCCCGCTGGCCTGCGCGATCAGCGCGGTCAGATAGCCGACCGCCTCGGCGGCGGCCAACTGTTGCGCGGCGACGGTCCACACCCCGACGCCGTGCCCGAGGATCTGCAGGGTGGGGATCGGCGCGGCGGGGTCGAACACGCGGCCCCAACCGGCCGCGATCCGCATCAGCAGCGCCGCGCGCATGCCGGCCAGCCGCGCCCGGTACAGGGTGGTGAGCGGGCTATTAGCCACCAGCACCATCGACTTCCTCGCTGATGACTACGCGCCGCGCGAACAGGGTCAACGTCACCCGGACGGTCTCGCGGTTCGTCAGCGAGATCTCGTGCACCACCACCGGATCGTCTGCCGACACCAACAGCGACTGGCCGTTGATCCGCACGTCGTTGGGAACGATCACGCCGATCGCAGACGGCTTGCCGACGTGTTCGATGATCTCGATGACAGGCGCGGTCGCCTTCATCTCAGCCACCGCCGCCGCCACCTTGTGCGCCGGCCAGCAGCGCCGCGTACGGGTCGGTGGCGCCGAGCGCGGCCGCGGTCAACCGCGCGCTGACCACGCCGTTGCGGCGGTTCATCTCGTGCCACTCGGTGATCTGCTGCGGGCTGGCCCCCAGCCGCTCCCACAGCACATCCTGCGGCACGTCGAGGGTCGCCTGCTTAGTCAACGCATCGGACAGCTCCGCTTCCGAGCGGGTCTCGAAGTCCCGCCAGGCGACCTCGGCGGCCATGTCGTCCGCACCGGCCGCGCCGATCACGTGCAGCGCGTCGCGGGCCACGTCCTCCCACCCCTCGCCCAGGTGGGTGGCGCGGCGACGGACCTTGGCGACCAGCCCGGTCTCCGCCGCCTTCATCCCGGACGCCGGAATATTGATCATCTGCCCGAGCAAGTAGTGCGGCGGGGTCTTGGTGATCGCGGCCAGGTGCTGCACGTCCTTGTCGTCCGAGTCGAGGTAGCCGCGCAGGTTCGACTCCGGGATCGCGCCGAACCGGCCCTCGGGGTTCTCGTTGACCAGCAGCCGGTCCGCGCCCACGTCGAACGGAGGCACCGTGACCTCCCGAGTCGTGCCGTCCTCGTTCTCGACAGTGCGTCGCGCCAGCCGCAGGCCGGTGGCGGTGAGCTGCCGGAACGCGCCGAAGTCGGTGGCCACCATCCGGTTGTAGATGGTGGTGTTGATCCGGTCCTGGATCGGCAGCACGCTGTGCAGCTCCGACCGGGGCGCGCCCTTGGTGCGCGGCGCCGGGGTCAGCTCGTGGAACGGCACCCGGCCGGTCGGGTTGACCTGCACCCGCCGCGCCGGCAGTTCTCCGTCCGGCTGCCACCAGACCACGACCAGGGTGGCGGTAGCCAGCACCTCGATACCGCCGCCGACCGGGTCACCGAAGCGCTTGTAACCGACCAGCCGCCGTCGCCGGGCCCCCGGCCAACTGATCACCGTCACCTCGCTCGGGTGCTCAGGCGCGATGGTCACTCCCTCCGGGCTGTCCGGGTCCGGCCACACCGACACGTACGAGTGCCCGCAGGCCAGCGCGTCGGTCTGCACCATCTCCGCGTCGGCGTCCATCCGCGAGGCCTGCCAGATCCGCCACACCAGCGCCGAGGTGGCCTCGTCAGCGAATCGGAAGCCCTGCACGATCAGCCGCTCGGCCACCGAGTCGACGATCAGCTCGCACCAGTTGGTCCGGGATTCCTTCATCAACCGACGGAATATCTCGCGGCTCTCACCGGGCAACGCGTCCAGGTCGTGCTCGCCGTCGTAGTAGCGCAGGTACTTGGCATCCTCGCGGGTTTGCTCGTCGAGCTGCTGCGCGGCGACGGCCCGCCAGCGTTCTAGCGGCACGCCCAGGTAGACGATGTCGTCGTCGACGATCGCGGGCACGTTGTGCGCCTCGGCGTAGTGGTCGCTGATGGCGCCGTCGATGGCTGCGGTCATGGTCTGCCTCCGATCAGCGGAACCCGGCGGTCGCGTAGACCGGCTCGGTATCCTGCGCGGTGCGCTGGCTGGCCCGGTCCAGCGCCATGATCCCGGCCACCATCCCGTCGATCTTGTCCACCGACCGGGCCTTGTCCGGTTTCAAGTTCCCGGCCGGGTCCGAGCGGGTGACCAGGTTGGATGCCTGCCAGCGGGTCAGCGGGTTGCCGCCGTGCCGGTAGGCGCCGGCCGCCACCAGCCGCAGCAGTTCTTTCGTGGGCGGGCTCATGGACGCGAAACCCTGCCCGAACTGCACCAGCGGGAACCCCTCGTCCAGCAGCTCGGAAGACAACTGGGTGGCGCCCCACCGGTCGAAGGCGATCTCGCGGATCTCGAACCGGTCCCGGTCCGCGATCATGGCCAGTTTGATCGCGCCGTAGTCGATCACGTTGCCGTCGGTGACGGTGAGCACCCCGGTGGCCGCCCACACCGACGCTTGCCCGCCGGTGCGACGGTCCAGGTCGCGAATCGCAGAAGAGGGCGCGAAGCCGCGCCAGATCACGTCGTGAGCGCCTTGGCCGTCCGGGAAGTCCAGCGCATAGGCGGCCAGGTCGCTGGTCGACGCCAGGTCCAGCCCGCCGTAGCAGACCCGGCCCTCCATGATCTCCTCGACCTCGCGGTGGCCCACCAGCCCGGCGGTGGTGTCCCACACGTGCATGTTGATGGCCCGGCCGATCGCGCCCACCGGCTGATTGAGCCGGTACTGCCGGAAGCTGCGCTCGGCGGCCGGGTTGGCCACCGCCTTACGGCACTCGTCGCGGAGCACCCGGCGGTCCAGGAAGTCGTCCAGCGCCGGATTCGGGTCGGCCCAGGTGGCCTCGTCGGTCCAGTCCGCATCCGGGTCGGAGGTGAACATGACCACCAGCCGCCCCGGATCCAACTGCGGGTC